TTTCCTCGGTAAGGATCTTAACGTCTTCAATCGTTTCCGTTATCAGTTTCATCGGGTTCTTCCGTTTCGGTGGGTTCATCAAAGAATGTATTCGCGGCAACCTGCTTATATGTTGCCATAGCATCAGATGCTTTAGCAAAAAGTAGATCATGAATAGCATCAATAGCAGATGCCCTGTCGTTGTCGCTGATCTTATCAACGATATCTACCACGCCAGGTTCAGGGTTATGTTGTTCCATAATAAGTATTCTGTATAATTTATTTATTATTTGAAGAAGGTGAAGGCATTTTCTTTGCCTTAGCTACTTCTCTTTCCGATGCGGAATCAGCAGCAATCTCTTGTCTTTCTGCTGCATCTTGTGCTTGCTGATCCTGAATTTCAGGAGCAAGCGCAGTATTTGCTGCTGTCATTTGAGCCATAGCATTTGTTTCTGTTGGATCAATAGAGAGACCGGAAGAAATTTCTGCCTTCATCTGCTTATCAATATCCTTATATTCTGTGTCTTTCTGACCCAGAACATGACGACGAATATATTCAACAGAGAAATATTTACCAACAAAAGGATCCATTTGACTGACAGTCATCATCCTTTGATTCATCATTTCAATTTCTTTTAGTTCATTGAAATGATTATCAAAGAGATAGTCATACTGGATATGCTCCTTCATATCATCCCAGTCTTCAGGAGAAATTACTCCTTTAAGAATGAGTTGAGTCTTGAGCATGTCGTGGAACATCTCAGAGAATCTTTTGCGGAGACGACCAATGAACTTCGTGAACTTAAGTTCGTCACGGAGGACTTCAGTGGTTTTACCAAGGTTAAATCCTTTGCTATCGTCTGTGAGACGAGAAGGGGGAAGATTGAGAGAGTTATAAAGTTTCTTTTTAAAATACTCAACGTCCTTAAGTTCTCCAAGGTTCTGTCCTCCAGGCAACGTAGTAATTTCAGTACCACGTCCACCCTCTCTACGAGGCAACCAGAAATCCTCAAGCATACTCATGTGCTTTTTGTCATCACGCATCTCGCCAGTTTGTGCGTCATATACAAGCTTGTTGCGATAGCGAGACATAACATCACGCAAGTATTGCTCTGCTTTTACCTTAGGTAGATTGCCTACATCGATGTAGAAAATTCTACGCTCAGGTGCGCGTGATAATCTGTAGATAACAATTGAATCTTCAATCATTCTTAATTGATTGAGAGTCTTGATTGCCTTATGAAGGAAACCAAGAGTCATTCTTTTGTTTAAATCTTGTAGTCCAGAAGGACAGAATGTAATTGAATCAGTTGCCATCTTGACACCCTGAGACAAAGACATATCTCCAATTGGTCCTAGGACACCACCTTTATAGAAACCTTTTGGATTGTACAGATAGTAATCGACAAACGTTCCATATTCATACTCAAGCGCCGTGCCTTTGATTGCTGCTTTCGCTAGAGAATCTTTTGGAGTATTGTCAATTTTTTGACGAACTTTCTTGATCTTCATCGGATCAATATAACGAAGTTCTGTAATACCTTTTTTGGGATTATCTAAATCGATAACCTTATGATAAAATAAACGTCCATCAATATACCAAGTTCTGACAATCTCATGTGCGCGATTGTCGAAGTTTAAAAGTCTTTTGAGATACTCAAACTCATTACGGATTTTAGTTTTTACTCCAGCACCAACACCTAGATTATCTAAGTTAATTACTACAGGAGAATCGTAAGCATCACTTACGATAAACTCATTCACAACTTCATCTACAGCACTATCCACCTCTGGATGAATTGCCATATCACGATAACGACGGATCATCTCAAACTCATTACGAGCTTGATTATCCGTATCTACATACGTTCCATAATACCCACCTGCTGCTACTGCAACTGGATCTTCAGCAGAAGGAGGGACAGGAGATTGACCTCGCTGCCCCTCTTTTCTGTTAATTTGGAAGCCAAATAACTGACTCATGATTATCTATTTAACTTGTGCGCTTCCAACTATTTATCAGACCACGCCAATGCCAGAAACTCCATCTCTGGATCCTGCTTCAGCGGTGAAGTAAGAATACTGCCACTCAACAGTAAATTCTTCAATCTGATCATTGCTATCATAAGCAAGATCGATAGGAGAAACATTAGTTGGGAAGCAATACTTCAGAGTATATGCTCTGAGAATTGATCCTTCTTCGCTCGCATCTTTTTCGAGTTGCTTGACAGAAAGATCTGCCATGTAACCAGAAGTAGTTGATGGAGTAAAGAGTGGGGATGTATTTGCTTCGTGGGTGTTGATGTTATTCGCCCATTCTTCAAAGAATCCGCGAAGTTTGAAGTCCTTATCGTTGAAGAAAGTAGCAGACCATGTATCAAAGGTGCGATCACCAGCGATTTTGACTGTTCTTCCTCTGAAAGGAACTTCGATCACACCTAGATTTGAACCTGGTAGAGCAGCAGACTTACAAAGAATATTTGTAAGGTTTAGATCCTCGCCACCCTTTGAAAGAGCGTCGGGAAACTGAACGTCCACCAAGAACATATTGGGCTTAACGCCCTGACCGATAGTTTGTAAGAAACTAGAAACGTTTGACAGTGCCATTGTTGTTTATCTCGTAATTTTTTCTCTATAGTTAATGATCATCTACCGATGACTTCAGCAAACGAAACGCCCGTCTTCGTAGCAGTTACAGTAACTGTTACAAAATTGATGGAGCGTGTAGGCTTGAGGTAGAGTTCAGCGACAAACTCATTTCTGTCGATGACTTCTGGTGTATTGTTTGTATCATCACAAACAACCAAAAAGTCAACAACACCTCTACGTGCTTGAACTTCAGCAAGATAAGAAGTCATTGAAGCAGCAAATGCTCCACGAGTCGTGCTGTCGTTTTGCTCAAAGAGTACGCTTTCTGCAAGTCCTTTTGCTCTCTTCTCAACGTTGAGGAATAAACGACGAACGTTAATTCTGTCAAACGCAGAAGGTGAAGCAAGACCGGTCTTATCTCCAAAAAGAACAGGACCAGAACCAACCATTGAGACGATTGGGTTTACTCTATTTGTATAAAGATCATCACGTTGTGCTTTGTTTGGATTGAAAGCAAGTTTTACAACATTCTGAATACCACCACGATTCAAACCAGCAGGAGAGAACCAGTCATCAAGGATAGAAGAAGTTGAAACACATACACCAGCAACATCACCGTTGCAACCGATATAACGATACTTGTCGTTGAAACGATCGTATGTATACTTAACACCACTGTCTAAAACAACGTATGAAGAAGAACTAATGTTATCAAAGAACGCTACAGTATTTGATAGTTGTAGTGCTGGAGTTAAAGCACTGCCACCAGAAGTAGCTACTTGAGTACCAGTCCAAGGAGAAAGGAAAGCAATACAATCTTTTCTGCTATTAGCAACAGCAGCAACTGCTTGTGCTTTAGAAACGGTGTCTGCTTCATCAGCGGCATTGCCACCCATCAAAATAAAGTCAACAGTTGTTTGCTCTGTATCTAGGAACTCGTCATATGCTGCTTGAATTTCACCTGCAGTATATGCGTAGTCATCAGTACCACCAGTTAAAGCACCACCTGCAGTAGGCAGAATTCTTGCTAGTGATAGTGGGGAAGCAGCAGTAGCACCATAAGATGCGGCAGTAGCACCGGGATCTTCTCCACCACTTGTTACTTCAGATGAACCAAGACCAACACCAGCATAAACATATCTGGAATACTGATTTACGTAATCCTTCCAATAAGATGAAGCACCTTCTGGCGTTTTGCCATCAGTTAATTTTGTGAGATACGTTAGTCTCTCAACAATAGTATTGGTTGCTGTGTCAACAATAGCAACGTGTACTTCGTCATTTGAAAGGAAACGCTCAGCAGCATACGCAGAAGTGCCAGGGCGAGGACCAATTGCTTTGTAAGTTAAACCAGTTGAAGCGATTGCTTGTGAGTTGTAATCCCAAACAGTTGCTGTATCACCAGATGCTGGATTTGGAACAGCAGAACCTTGTACAACCGAGAAACTATTGGCATCAATAACTTCATATACTTCGTGTGCTACAGAAGAATCATCTGTATATGTGCCACCAACTGCTAAACCATGACCGGTTTTTGTGATTACATAATCAGCACCACGGTCAACAACTAAAACACTAAGGTTGTTGCCTTCCGTACCAGCATAGCGAGCAGCAAACTTCTCGGAAGTTACGCCAGAATCAAAAGCATCCTTATCACCGATAAGAACACCACTACCACTTTCAGTAGCATTTAAAACTCCAGTAGCAGCACGAACAACTCCTAACTGTCCACCGTAGCGGAGGAATTCTGAAGCAACCAACCAATCTCCAGCGTTAGCCTCGGATGGTGTGCCGAATACATCAATAAGTTCTCTTTCAGAACCAATGTTTACAATTTTGCCTACTGGACCAGTGCGGAATGAAGAAGCAATAGCACCGCGAATAGCGGTAGCTCCTACTACAACAGCATTGGAAAAATCACGTTCTCTAATAACAACACCAGGCGAGACTTGACTTGCCATGTTTTATACCTCTTTAGATATCAATTTTATCTAAATCTATTTAGATTTTTGAATGCTTCAGAGGTGGTGAACAATACATGAACTACCAATCTGGATATCCCCAATCAGTAAAAGGATCTCTCTTTTTTCTAGATTCCATAACCCTTTTGACGGTACACTCTTTACATTCGTATGCGTATGCTGATGGATGTCCCTTCTTAGTTTTTCGCGTAAGATAAAAATCTTCTATGAGATCTTTTTTAATTCCACATGATCTACATTTTCTTTCTTTAAATAGGATATGCTCCAGGGAAAACTGATCTTCTATATTCATCAGTAGTTCCACATGTATCCGACTTCTTCTTGCTTGTCTCCATATTCCCAAAGATTGCCATCTCCATCAACAAAAGTATCATCACCCATACCGTCATCAAGGAAACCAAATGGTGCCATGTCTTGTTCTATCTGATTACGCTGTTCGTCATAGATTCTTCTTCTGATATCCTGGTCTGTCATCTCCTTAAAATATTCCTGCATGACTAACCATGCGAAGAGAACCATACACATTACAAGGTCATCATGATATCCTTCATCTGCTTCCCATGCTTGCTTCTTCTGTACAAACGTAGTAAGTTCTTGGAAGATCTGGAAGTCATTGAATATTAATTTGTCTTCTTCAATAATAGCTTTGAGATTAGAGCAACCAATCTTCTTGACTGTTACACTCATCTTAACACCTAGTTGTGTTTTTGATCCTGAGAATCCTTGACCCACAACTTGACCCGCTCTACCACGCATAGCACACATAAGTACATTAGGATATTCAAGATCATAATTGAGAGTAGCAGCAATAGAATCTCCAATGTCATTTACTTCTACCAGAA